GTGCTGTTGTTCAACACGCCGCCCGAGAGCGACGCGGAGCCGAACTTGCCGGCCCCGGCGAACGATGGCGACCCCCGCAGGCTGCTCAGGTTGTAGGCCATCAGGAGTTGTCCATCCAGCGGTCGTTGGACTCCCAGGTCGTGGGCTGCACTGGCCCGATGTAGAGCGCGGACACGGCCCCAGTGGGGCGCGTCGGATACGCACCGGAGGCGTAGACGAGAATCGGCGCGCGCAGCTCGAGGTTGTTGAGATCCGCCGCCATGATGGGCGTGCCGCCGGCAGCGTCGTCGGCCCAAGTCTTCGCGGTGTATGGCATCTTCTCTCCCGAATGTCGCGATTCCGAGCAGGCCGCTGCGCAGCACGCGGCATACTCGGGGGGTGTCTTTGATCAGCTGGTTGCGCGCCGGGTGGACTTCGCGCTACGCGTCCTGCGACATCTGCGGGAGGCCGACCGACGGTGATGTCGTGTGCGACCGCCAGACGTGCCACCTGGAGTGGCGAGACCGCAACGCCTACTGAACGGCTCGTGACTCGTCAGGAAACGCCCGGGCCCACCTTGATCGAGATGGCCGGGGTAGCGCCGCCAGAGGCCATGACGATGGAAGCGCTGAGGGAGCCGCCGCCCCGGAACGTGCCGGCGCTCGATGCGGACCAGCCGCCCGTGTGCGTGTACGTGCCAGCCGCGACCGTCGGCGTCATGGAACCCCATGCCGCGCCTGCGGTGGCGGGCTGCAGCGTCGAACCGAGCGGGCCAGCCGCGCCGGCCGCGTTGAAGTTCGACGCCACTCGGGCGTAACCGCCGCCTGACGCCTCGCTCGCGCCCGTGGTGCCCGGGTCCGCGGTGTGGATCGAGAAGTGCGTGATGCGCGCTGCCTGCTGGTCGGCGAGGTAGTTCTTCTCGGCGTCGGGAAGCGTGTAGGACATGTCGAGTCTCCTTGTGGCTCAGCGGTTCTCAGGCCGCGAGGGCTTCGATGGTGTGGCTGAAGTCGCCGACAGCGAATGTCTTGTTGCCGCCGTCGACGAGGGTGATCGGCCCGCCCGTGATCGGCTCCTTGAACCAGCGGTTCCCGCCAGACGCGGCGTCGTACACCCACACCTCGTCGGCAGTGCCGTCCGGGGTATCGATCGAGATCGGCGTCTCGTTCGAGAGCAGGATCTCCGTGTCGGAGATGACGTCCGGGTCGGCCAAGTAGAACGGGGCCCGCACGATCCCCGGCACCTCGGCGCCGGCGTTCGCAAACGTCGCGTAGTACGTCGGCATGTCCGGCGGGGACTCCTTGCCGGCGATGTACTTCGCGAGGACCAACAGGGCGAAGATGTCCACGAGGACCCCTCTCAGTAGGTGTCGTACCAAGTGACGTCGACCGGCGCGGCGCCCTGGTTGGTGATGTCCGTATCGGCTGGGGTGTCGATGGTGCCGCCTGGGATCGCCAGCCACTCCGACGGCGAGCCCATCGGGAAGATCTCGAGCCCCGCTGAGGTCGTGACGGACTGCATGAAGCAGTCGAAGACGGTCCCGGTTACGACGCTCGAGCGGGTCCGCAGCACCTGCCCGGATGTGTTCTGCTGCAGCTGCACGAGGCCCGCGCCGGTCGTGGTGATGAAGAGCGCGGCCGCCTGGGTGCCTGCGTTCGTCAGCGTCTTCGTCTCGCCGGGCGCGATCGACACCGAGCGCTCAATCTCGCCGCGCTTGAACGGGTACAGCGCAAGCAGTTCGACCTCGGCGATGACGAGGCGGCCGTCAATCGGCTCGTCGACGTCGACGTCCGTCTGCAGGACTCGGAGCCAGGTCGGTGTCGGTGTGCGGACCAGCATCACGGCTGTCCGGTCCAGTCCGAAGCCGGGCATCTCCTGCGAACGCTCCCATGCGGCGTAGGCGGCCGCGCGGTTCGGGGCCCGGACGATCCAGCGGGCGACCAGCGGCCAGGGCTTGCGACGGTTGATCGCCTGCGATCCGCCGGGGTTGGTTGTGGGCTCGACGATGTCGACCTGTTGGGCGGGGCGGGTCCAGCCCTTCGGGATCGGCATGTTCCATCGGCACCCGTCGGCGTCGGGCACCTCGGAGTTGAAGGTCCTTCCGGCGAACTCGATGACTGGGTGGGCCACGGGTCACCTTCCGATCGCGGCAGCTTGGACGTCTGCGACGTCGACGTTGAGGGGCGTGTTCGGCAGCACCTCGACCAGGCGTCGGGCGAACGCGGCTCCGGTGCGGTCGATGTCGCGGTCGGTCATGCGGGGCATGCTCGCGACGATCGTCCGGACGTCGGCGGCGGTCAGGCCGGGACTTCCGCCCAGGGAGCTGGCGGTGATGGATCCGGCGGCGTGCCAGGTGACGTCGCCGCCGAACCGGGAGACGATCTGCTGCGTGATGGCCTTCGCGCGTGGCCGACGCCAGTCGTTCGCCAGCGGCACGTAGCCCTCGCCCTGCGTCTCCTTCTCCCCGAAGACGCGGTACGACCCGGCGGGCGCGATGTGCGCGACGTGTGCGTTCGCGACGTCAGGCGAGTAGCCGATCCCGCCGCCGGCATAGGCGGTGACGAGGCCGCCGTTGGCTTCGAAGATGCCGCGCGCGGTCTGCCCGATCGCGCCGAAGATGGCCGCGGCCTGGCCGCTGACGCTGCTCGTGACGCTCACCGCGACCGTGACCGGGATGAACCGGGGGATGCCGTTGGTGACCTCCCACACGCCCTGGAGCCGCGACGTCGCGCCCTCGATGCCGGGCGTGGTGACCGTCGTCGGCTTGAACGTCGGGACGCCGTTGATGACCTCCCAGTAGCCCTCGACGCCCTTCTTCGCCTCCGGCAGGCCCGGGGTGGTGATCGATGTCGCCACCTGCCCTGGGGTCTGCTCGTACTGCTCGTTGAGCTTGAGCATCTCGTCCCGCGTCAGGAAGATCTTGTCCGCCTCATCCTCGGCGGCCTTCCCGTGGATGCCCCGAAGGTTGAGCGCCTTGATGATGGCCGCGCGGGTCTCCTCGTAGGCAGCGGTGACGGTGTGCATGTCGGCGTTCTCGGTGATCAGCTGCTTGATGCGCTTCTCGCCGGTCTCGGCGACCTCGTCGAGCTTCCCCTCGAACACGTCCTGCGCCTCTGAGGCGCTGACGTAGGTGTCCGCGACCCGTTGGTTCGCGTCGGCGAGCCGCTCCTGGGCGTCCTTGACCGCCTTCTGCGCGGACGCGATCGAGTCCTTCTTGCCGCTCTTCCGGGCCTTCGCGAGCCGATCCTCAGCGTCGCGGAGGTCCTCGGTGGCCCTGGCCTGCGCCTTGACCGCGTCCGGGTCGTTGCCGCCCTTGTCGGTAGCGCCCTCGACCGCGTCACGGACGGACTGGCGGAACGCCCGCTCCGAGGCGCGAAGGGCCCGTTCGCCGCCGGCGAAGGTGTCGATGAGGTCCATGAGGCCCTGCAGCTGCGTCTCGGCGTCCTCGGCGTCGCCACCCATTCCCTGGATGCTGCCGGCCATGCCGTCGACGGCGCCCTGCCCGGTGGAGGACGAGCTGGTGACGCCGTCGATGGCGCCGCCGAGCCGGTCCATGTTGCCCTCGGCTGCCGCGGCGGACCCGGCCTGCCGGGAGGTCGCGACGGCGTCGCGGTTGCGGGCGTCATTGAGGAGCTCCTGCTTGACCCGGACGGCGTCGACGGCACCGGCCTGCACGTCGAGGGCGTTGGTGAATGCATCGAGGAGCCGGGAGTCGCTGTTGCCGAAGACGCCGGCCTTCTCCTCGGCGAGTCGGCGCAGGTTCTCCCGGTAGACGGTGAACGCTGGGCCGCCCTTGAGGGCTGCGTCGGCGGCGTCTGCAAGGTTGACGCCGAGCTCCTGGATCCGGGCAGTGTCTTCTGGCGACAGCGCGTCCGAGAACGCCGAGAGCACGGTTTCGTGCGAGCCCTTGGTGAACTTCCCGGTCTGCTCCTCGACCGTCGCGTTGAGGGCGTCCGCGGCGGCCCTGGCCTCTGCCTGCCGCTGCGCCCAGATCCCGATAGCCACCGTAGCGCCCGCGAGAGCGATGCCCCACGGGCCGCCGAGCGCCCCGACGAGGCCGGACGCGGCGCCCTTGAGGCCGCCGATGGTGGAGCGGGCGGCCGACATGGCCACAGCCGACTTGCTGACCTTGCCCGAGGCGACGACAGACTCATCGCCGAGACGCTGATAGCCGCCCGTCACCTGAGTGGCGAGGGCGCGATGCAACGCCATCTCCTCGCGGAAGCGAGCCAGCCCGCCCGTCAACGGGCCCGTGACGGTCCTGGCCAGGTTGCTGACCTTCGGCCCGACGAGCGCGACGGCACCGAATGCGGCAGCTCCAGCGAGGACCGGGCCGGGGATCTGACCGACGACCTCGACGAGGCTCTCGGTGGTCTGCACGAGTGAGCGGAGGGTGTCGTTGGCGCCGGACCCGCCCTGGATGAGGGCCGTGTCGAAGGCGCCGCCGAGTCGCTCGACGTCGCCCTTGAGGTTGTCCGTCAGGGCTGCGGCCTGCTTCGCGGCGTACCCCTGCTGGTTGACCTCCTCGGTCCACTTCGCGATGCCGGTGGCGCCCTCGTCGTAGATGACCGCGGCCGCGCGGACAGCGTCCGACCCGAAGATCGTGGAGAGGGCAGCGTTCCGCTGCTGTGGGGTGAGCCGCTCGAGGCCCTTGCGGAGGACCCCGGCGTACTTCTCGAGGCCGATGAAGTTGCCCTGCGCGTCGTAGGCGGAGATGCCGAGCTCCTCCATGAGCGCGGCGGCCTCGTCGGACTGGGGTGTGAGTCGCTGCAGCATCGACTTGAACGCGGTGCCGGCGTCGGAGCCGATGAGGCCGGCGTTGGCGAACGCGGTCAGGCCGGTCGTGGTCTCCTCGACGGACAGGCCAGTCTGGTTCGCGACGAGCCCGGCCTGCTTGAGGGCCATGCCCATGTCGGAGACGGAGCCCTGGGCCTTGCCTGCGCCGGCGGCGAGCAGGTCGGCCACATGGGAGGCTTGAGCGCCTTCGAGGTTGAACTGGGCGAGGGCGGTGGCCATGGTCTCGGCCGCGTCGGCCGTGTCCATCTGCCCGGCCGCGGCCAGGTTCAGGGCGCCGGTGAGCCCGCCGCCGAGGATATCTGTCGCGTCGAGGCCGGCCTTCGACAGCTCGGTGATGGCCGAGGCCGCCTGGGTCGCGCTGTACTGCGTGTCAGCGCCAGCCCGGACCGCAGCGTCACGGAGACTGTCGAGTTCCTCGCCGGTCTTGCCTGTGGCCGCGCCGACGGCCGACATCTGGGAGTCAAACTCGGCGAACTTCGCGATAGCCACACCGAGGCCGAGCGCGATGACCGCGCCTCCCTTGGCGAGCTTGTTGGCGGAGTCCTCGCCTTTCTTCGCCGCCCGGTCGCTGGAGTCGGCCAGCCGGTCATTGGCGGACGCGGCCCGGTCGAGATCCCGCAACAGCGCGCCCATCGAGGCGGAGTACCGGACGGAGACGTTGCGGATCGTCACGGGCGCTCCTCACGTCGGTTCATCAGGTGCCGGTTGTCGACGAGCTGGACGAGCTGGCCGGGTTCGCGCCGGTCCGGCGGGGTGTCGTCGCGGTACCTGTCGAGGGCGGCGCACGCGACGCAGACCTTCGCGTTCTCCTCGTCGATGTCGATCCAGCCGTCGAGGTCCGGGTCGGTCGTGACGCGGTGCGGGAAGCCGCAGGGTCCAAGGTCCGCCTCGTGCGCAAGCAGGGCAGCGGCCATGTTGCGGTCCTCCTGAGACCACTCGCGCAGCTTCGTGGGCGGCACCTGCCAGGCCCGGGCGACGCGGAGCTCCAGGAGCATCTCGTGCCCGCCCGGGCTCGCCAGGTGCTCTAGGAGTTTGGGAGGGTGGCCTGCTCGGCGTTGGAGCGTGCCAGGCGGTTCACGTGGTCGAGGAGCCGCGCCCACTCGCCCTGGTTCAGCTTCTTGCGCAGGACCCGTACGTCCTGCGGGTTCATCTCCGGCGCGACCATGGCGCGGGAGACGTAGCGCAGGTTGCTCTCGACGATGACGCGGTCACGGCTGAGGGGCTTGCCCTCGACCTGCATCGCGTTCACCTCGGCGGCGACGTCGGTGAAGTCCTCGTCGGACAGGCCGCGGAGCCGGACGCGGGGAGCGTCGGGGTGCTCTTCGGCGAGGGCTTCGGTGATCTGCTCGTCGAGACTGTCGCGGCGCTCCGTGTAGGACTCGCCGAGGGCTCGCTCGTCGGCGGGGCCGTCCTCGTCGTCCTTGCGCGGCTCGAGGAGGTTGGCGCGCTCGTTCATGAGCTGGATGACCTCGGGGGAGAGGCCGGGCCCGACGGGCGCGAAGACGTGGTCCTCTTCGACGAGGGGCAGGCCGTCGAGCAGCCGCTCGAGGTCGCTGTACGTGGTCACGGTGGAACTCCTTGCTGCACAGGTCTGCACGGGTTGACTCGCCCGGTCCCGTGACCCGTGCAAAGCGCGGGACCGGGCGAGGATCAGAGAGGGCGTCAGGCGCCCGCGGCGACGGTGATGAAGTCCCAGGCGCGCTGCATCTCGGCCGGGACGCGCCACTTCAGCCAGCCGCCGTTGTCGTTCGGCCGCTGCGGGGTGTCGACGGTGAACTCGCCGCCGAGGTAGATCTCGTCGCTCGTCGCCCACACCTCGGTCGACGCCTTGTCGGTGAGCCGGGCGTAACCCCAGAGGGTGGCGCCCTTCTCCTTGACCGCGGCGAACCCCGCGTCAGCGGTCGTGTCGACGCCGCCGCCGTCGAGGTAGTACCGCCAGAGCGTGAACCCGGCCTGGTAGTTGGACTTGCCGAGGCTGTTCGCGTTGGCGTCGTCGCAGAGCGCGGGCTCCGAGATCTTGTCCGAGTCGGTCGCGGACCAGTTGAAGTCCGACGCGAGGACCTTGCAGGACAGGTCGATTCCCGCGTTGAGCTCGGCCGCGGTCGGCGCCTCCGGGTCCGCCGGCTCGGTGGTGAGGATCGTGAACTTCGTCTTGCCGTCAGCGAGGACGCGAGGCATGTGTCATCACTCCTTGTCCCCGGTGACCGGGGCGTTGTCGGTGTCGTCGGCGGGTGCCGACGGCGGGGTGGCTGCCGTCTTGGCGGCCTTCCGCGCGGTGTTGCGCGGGGTCTCGCGGAAGTCGTCGCCGAGGACCGAGTGGTCCAGCCAGGCGGCGGGGATCCGTTGCTTGCGGCCGGTCGACTTGGCGACGGCCTCGACGAACTTGGGCATGGGGTGCCTCCTGTTTGGCGGGGGTGTCGCGCCGAGCGGCGGTTAGAGCTCGACGACGAAGAGGAGCGGCACGAACCAGCGAAGGGGCGCGATGCTCGTGTCCGGGCGGATCGGGCCGGGGTCGCCGTCCTCGCGGACGATGCCGGTGGTGTCGTCCAGATGGATGTCGACGAGGACGTCCTGCGCGCGCTGCACGGCCTTGATGCAGCGGGCGACGTCGCCGCCGGCGGCGGTGACCTGGAACCGCCAGTCGCGGGGGCCGCCGTGGCCGGCGAGGTCCGCGTCTGCGAGGGACAAGGCGCCGGGGCTGGGGAAGATCGCGAGGTAGGCGTGGGCCTTGCTGTCGGAGTCCATGACGGCTTTGGGTTCGCCGACGAAGACGTCGACCCGGGTGGGGTTGCCGGTGTTGGCGTCCTTGAGCAGCTGCTCGACGCGGGTGGTGGCTTCGCCGACGTTCACTGGAGCTCCCCGATGCCGCGCAGGGCTTGCTCGAAGAGGGGTTCGTTCCGGTCGAACGCGGGCCCGAGGTACGGCTGGCCCGGCTGGGTCGAGGTGCCGAGTTCGACGTAGATGCCGTACTCGACGGTGGGGCCGACCTCGCCCACCGCGCCGCGGACGTTGCGGGTGGTGGTGCCGGTGATGCTGGCTCGGAGCGCGCCGGTGTCGACAGGCGCGAGGATCTTGGCGTCGCGCTTGGTGTCGGCGACGGCCTTGACGACGGCGTCGCCGGCGCGCTTCCGCGCCTCGGGGCCGAGTGCTCGCAGGTCTCGGGAGAGGGCGCGGATCTCTGAGGAGCCTCTGGGCATCACGGGCCTCCTCGAGCAGATCAGCTGGTGGATGTGGCTGGGGCGCAGGTCGGCTCATAGCAGGGAGCGAAAGGACCCGGGATGGACTCCCCGATCCGCCTTCACGTCAGGTGTGCCACCGCGCCGAGAGCGGTTCCCGGGGACGTGTTGACGCCCCAGCCACAGGTCAGGGTGCGACCGCAGGCGCGTCGGTCTGGTTGTCCGAGCAGACGAGGTCGCGGGTGAACCGCTCCGACCCGAGCTGCGGGTCAACGACCCACAGGTCCTGCCCGATCAGGTCGTCATCGTTGACCGCGGTCTCGACGTGGCAGCGCATGCCCGGGGTGATGCCGTAGGCGTCGAAGTCGAGCTGCACCAGGTAGGCGCGGCCGTGGATGACCTGGGCCGCCTGCTGCGCCTGCTGCGCGTCGTTGAGTGCCTGCACGCGGGCCGGGCCGTCGTACTCGGTGGAGTAGGTGGGGATGACGTCGTCGTCGACGGTGGTGGTGCCGGTCTCCGCGCCGACCGTCACGGTCGCGTTCATGCCGCCACGGGCGGCCGCGGCGTGGTGCCGGGACCAGCCCTCCGGGATGACGCGTGTCTTGGGGAACGGCATCACAAGCCCCACACGGACGGGTACTCGGTGAGCTCCGGCCGGCACCCGGTGGCGGGCGGCACGATCTCGAAGACGAACCCGTCGTCGTCGGCGTCGTCCGCCTGGGCGCGCAGCGTCGCGGCGTGCTTGCGGAGCGAGTCGGCGACCTTCGCGCCGTCGGTTGCGAGGTCCTGCGTGCGGATCGCCTTGGATACCAGCGTCTCCGAGGAGGCGATGGCGTCGAGGGCGTCGGCTGCGGCACGGCGGACGTTGTCGCTGTTGAGGGCGAGGTAGCCAGTGATTACGTCGTCCTCGAGGAGGAAGTCGCCTTCGGTGAGGTCGGAGGTGAGGAGCCGCACCTGGCCGATGGGCTGTGTGTAGTCGATGGCCATGGGTCCTCCGCTCGGTGGGCTGGTGCTGGTCGTTCACCCCGCCGTTCGAGCCCCCGGGAGAGATGGGCTCGAGCGGCAGAGACAGCGACCGGTCAGACGCCCGGGGTGCCGGTGGCGCCGGTCGACCCGTAGGTGTGGATCGGGTCGAGCGCCGCGCCGCCCGCGACGTGACGGACGCGGTAGTACACCGAGTCCGTGTCGAAGTCGCCCTCACCGGGGTCGACGTCGCCGCCGCCGACACGCTTGCCGGTGTTCGACGCGACCCGGAGGTCCGGGGTGTCGAAGCCGGCGAGACGCGCGACCGCGAGGGCGGGGCGCGCGCTGCGCGGGTCGGGCAGCAGGAACCACGCGAGCCCGACCAGGAGCGGGTTCACGACGAGGCGAACCTTGCCCTTGAGCGGGTTCGGCTCGTCCACCGACTTGGAGCCGGAGGTCGTGCGCACCATCGTGGCGTTGAGGATGCGCTCGGCGGTGAACTGCAGCGCCGGACCCACCATGAGCACGATGCCGCCGCCGACAGGCAGCAGGTTGCCCTCGTCGTCGCGGCGAGTGCTGATCGACTCGATGCCGGCCTGCACGGCGGCCGACGTGAGCGCGGCGGTCGAGCTGTTGTCGAACGCCGCGTAGCCGAGCGCCCCGGCCGCGGTCGCGTCGTAGCTCTTGAAGTACGACGCGAGCGGCGCACCGGTCGAGCTGGTGACGAGGGCCTCGAGGGCGGCGTAGTCCTCCGTCAGGCTGGCGGCCTCGGCGAAGCGGCCGGGGATCTGGCGCAGCTCGTCGATGTCGTCGTTGATCGACGCCTCCCACGAGTAGCCGAACCGGCGACCGAACTTCTTGACGGAGATGGAGAACTCGTTCGTCGAGTGCTCGGCGCCCGGGTACTCCGTGCGCTCCGGCACCAGGTCGAGGCGGGTGCGGCCGCCCATGATGTCGATGAGCTTCTTCGGCTTGAAGTTGCGCACCGTGCTGGGCGTGGCGTACTCGGTCCACGTCTTCGCCTGGTCGCCGTACGAGGCGAGAAGCTCCCGGTCGAGCAGGTCGCCGGTCGCGGAGACGAACAGGTCGCTCGTGGTGAGCGCCTCGTTGACGAGCAGGGCCGCGAGGCGGTCGCCGCCCCACGCCTTGCCCCAGAGCTCGGACGCCTCGGCGAGGGCCTTGGCGCGGGCCGGGGTGAGGCGCCGGTGCGCCTCGTTGGTGGTGCCCTTGAGGGCACCGTCCTCCGTGAGGCCGAAGGACTCGGCCAGCTGCAGGATGGTCATGGTCGAGCTCCTCAGTTGCTCAGGCGGACGGGGATGACTCCGGCGGTCGCGCCCTTGGTGGCGAGCGCGTAACCGAAGAGCTGGTTGGTGTTCGTCACGTTCACGGCGTGGCCGGTCGTGATGTACACCGGGTCACCGACGGCCGCGACGGCGCCCGTGACGGTGATGTTGTGGACGCCCTTGAGCATCACGGAGGCGAAGCCGTCGGCGTTGCCGCCCTCACCCTCGGCCGTCTGGGTGACGCCGTTGAGGCCGCCGATCTTGACGGGTGCCCCGGACGCGTGGTCCGCGGGGACCGGGAGGGACAGGTAGTCGCCGTCCTCGAACTTCGTGTTGGTCGCCATGGCTCAGGCCTCCTTGACCTGTCGGCCGAACGCGCCGGCGGCGGCCTTCTCGGCCTCCTTGACGACGTCCGAGCTGTTCTCGCTGATGGTGGAGCCGAAGCCGCGGATGCTGCCGGCGCCGGCCTCCTGCGCCTTCTCGGCGGCCGCGGTCTTCACGGTCTCCGTGTAGGCGGCCTCGTCGAGCTCGCCGGACTCGGTGACCGGGAGGCTGGCGAGCAGACCCCGGCGCTCGAGCGCGGTGAACGTGACGCTGGCCTCGCGGGCCTGGGCGTCGATGACGACGCCGGCGGCGTCGCGGTTGTCGCGGTCGCGCAGGTTGCGCTCGGCGACGTCGGCGCGCTGGTTGGCGGCGTCACGCTCGGCCTCGAGCGTGGGCACCCGGCCGGCGGCCTCGGTGAGGGACGCGTGCTGCGCCTCGTCCACCTGGATCTGTCCCATGTTGTCCTCCTCGGACTTGGGGGTGTGGGTGTTGGGCTGTCCGGCCGGTGCCGGGACATCTCGTGGGCCGCTTTCGGCGGCCTTGACGGGCACGTACTCGGTGCGGGCTCGTACCTCGACCCGCGAGGCGGGATCGATCGTGACGGCGCCGTCGTCGCCCATCTGGTAGCTCATCGCGTAGGTGCCGGCCTCGTCGGGCGTCTCCCACTCGAACCAGACGGTGGCGTCGTCGAAGTCACGGACCCAGACCCACGACTTCTCGCCGCCGAACTCCTCACGGAGCGCCTGCGCGAGAGCCTCGCGGGTGTCGTTCGCGGTCGCCTCCGAGACGCCGTGCGCGACAGCGCGCTCGACGACCGCTGCGGGCCGGGCGGACTCGAGCACGGCGAGGATGGATCCGCCGCGGCCGGCCTTCGTGACAAAGTCGACGGACTCGGCCTCGACGAGCTCGGACACGATGCGGCCCTTGCGACCCTCGGCCTCACCGGTGGTGACCTCCGCCAGCGCCCGGATCGAGACGCCGATCGCCTGCGCGAAGTTCTCGTCGGTGAGCATCTCGACGAACGGGCCGAAGACCTGCACCTCGGACGAGAGCCGCTCTCCGTCCCACGTCGCGTCCTCTGTGAGGACGGCGGCGAGGTCTCGGACGGACCGCTCGGGCCGGTCGTAGGCCTCGTGCTCGCCGGGGTGGTCGAGGAACATCTGGGTGCCGGCGGGGAACACCTTCGCGGCGGCGGCGTTCTCGAGGACCTTCGCGGAGTAGTAGCCGCTGGAGCCCCAGCCGGGGGTGATGAGGCCGACCTGTAGCCGCCCTGACTTGCCCGAGTCGGCCTCGGTCACGGCGACGGGCCGTGACTCTCGGATGCTCTTCGGCATGGTGTCGACCTCCTGGTCGTGGGACAGTTGACGGGTGCCTCAGGAGCAGCAGTGCCCTCAGTGCGGGCGAGAGACGGTGTCGGATACCGGCGGCGAATTCATCACCAAGGACGAGGACGGCAACGAGAAGTCCGCCCCAGTGCTGCTCTGCTCATCGTGCGGATGGTCGAGCGTGTCGAGCCGTTCATGAGCGCGGAGCCTGAGTGCGTTGAGCACGTCTGGTCGATGACCGGTGTGACCCTCGACAACGAGGGGTCACTCATCGAGTACGAGTGCACGCGTTGCGGCGCCCTGACGATGGAGACGCCGAGGGAGCTACGAGGCGAGGTCTGACACCGGGGTCGGCGCGAAACTGTCACGCCACCCGTCTGTAGCGCGCCGCCGGGACAGGTCGCCCCACGAGGCGTTGCCGTTGTCGAGCAGGTCCAGCCGGGCCTTGCCCATGATCGCGACCTGGTCAGCCTTCGGCAGCGCCCGGAACATGGTCTCCGCGTCGGGCAGCAGCGACTCCGGCTCGTCCATGTCGAACCCGAGCTCGCGCCACGACTTCGTGACCGGCAGCCGTGAGCAGCGGCCCTGCTGGTGGTCGAGCGGGCCAGCCTCGGTGACCGGGTGGCGGGTGCCGTGCTGTGCCCAGCAGGACGGGCAGGTGCGCTTGTCGAGGGCGCTGATCCACTCCCACCCGCCGAGCACGGCCGCATTCGCCTTGTCGGACTCGAGGCCAGCCTCGCGGTGAGCGTCGAGGATCTCGGTGCGGGCAATGACCTTCGCCCGGGTGAGGCCGCCGTCGAAGTCGCCCTGCACCCGGGACAGCATTCGGGAGGCGGCCTTGTTCGGGTTCTCGCCGACGAGGATGCCCCTTATGAGGCTGGACTTCATCGCCTGAGCAGCATTGGCGGACAGCGGCCGGGTCAGGGACGTGACCTGCTGGGTGGTGCGCTTCACGATCGCGGCCGCGGCCTTCGGGTCGACCTGCGCGAACGACGCGGTGAGCGTCGCCTGCGTGCCGGCCTGCGCGGGGTACTGCGAGGCGATGAGCTGCCGGTGGATGGTGTCGGTCAGGTCGACGACATCGGGCAGCACCTTGGTGATGGTGACGCCGGAGGTCTTCGCGAGGTCGTCGAGCGCGTCGCGGGTGAGCTCGAGCGCTCGGGCGGCTCGTTCGGCGCGGAGCACCTGGCGGCGGGTCGGCCACTTCCCGTCGTTGCCCATGCCGATCAGCTCGTCGATCGCGGCCTGCCATTCGGGGGCGATCTCGTTCCAGGCGGTGGCCCAGGCGCGGGTGAGTTCGGCGGTGGTGGCGTCGACGTTGCGGTCGATCTGGATGCGCATGCCGGCGAGAAGGCGGAGGGTGCGCTTCGAGATGGCCACGCGTCAGGCTTCCGGCGGGAGGTCCCCGCGGCTGATGGCGTCCATGGCCTTGCGGGCCGCGGCCGCGTCGTCCGGGTAGACGAAGTCGCCGTTCTCGTCGACGAGATCAGCGAGCACATCGTCGACATCCTCCACGTCGAGCGCGATCAGCAGCAGACGGGCCACCACGAGCGGCGGCAGCTTCTGCGTGCCGTCGGCCTCGACGATGGCCTTGACCAGCGTCTCGACCGGCACCTTGTCGATCTTCGGCCACGTGACCGTGACCGACCGCTCCTGCTCGCCTGCCAGCGCGACAACCTCACGGCCGGTGACCCGGTCGATGCGGACGGTGCCCTTCAGCGGCCCCTGCGGCGCCTTGATGGCCTGGTCGATGACGTAGTCGAGGACGCGTCGCATCAGGTGCGCGTGCACAGCCTGCCTCGCGCGGACCACGAGCTGCAGCGGCTGGTCGAGCGTTTCCGCGGTCGCGCGCGCACCCGTGACGCCCGGGTCGGCCAAGAGCATCGTGACCGGGACGTCCGTTGCCGAGGCGACCATGGCGGCCAGAGGACGCCCAGAGCCGGAGTCGATGGTGGCGCCGGACTTGCCGATGGCCTCGAACTTCTGGTTCTCGCCCGTGACGACGGTCGCGCCGACTCCGGCGTCGCCGGTGGGCGCGGCCTCGAGACGGCCGCGGACGGTCGCGGAGTTGCGGCCGCGGGCGGTGGCGCGGAACGCGAACCTCGACAGGGCCTTGACGAGCCGGGCCCAATCCTCGAGGAAGTCCTTGTAGCCGAGCGCCCAGGGCAGCGCGGCGAGCAGGTCGGGGGCGCCCCACTTCGAGCCGTCGACGCGGTTGACCGCGGTGTGCACGACGGGCGTGAACCACTCGATGGTCTTGCCGTCGAGGGTTTTCGGCCGCTGCTTCGGGCGGTACCCGAGGGCCGGGTAGTAGACCGTTCGGGTCTCGCGGCGGGTGCGGGTCGAGCCGGGCAGTGTGCCGGGCTCGACGACCTGGGCGACGTAGACCCGCTTGTAGAACCACGGGGTGGCGGCGTCCTCGGGGTCGGTGATGATGTCGACGACCTCGCGGAACGGGATCGACCGGACCTGCACGCGACCGGTGACCGGGTTCGTGGGGAGCGCGTGGAACGTGTTGCCGTCGGTCTTGAGCTTCCGCTCGCGTTCCTCGCTGGCCTGCTGACCGGTGAACGTCTCGATGTTCGACTCGTCGTCGAGGAAGCCTTGGACGACGGCGTTGAGGTCCTGCTCCGCGTCGTCCTCCTGCGCGGCCTGGATGGTGCAGCCCTGCCCGTAGACGTAGGCGATGCCCAGGCTGACGGCGCGGCGGATGAGCGGGTCCGCGATCGACATGACGCGGGCGCGGCGCGCCTCACGGACCAGGACGTCGCGGGAGATGACTTCGCCGTCGTCGAGGCCGTCGATGCGGGCCCAGCCGATGTCTTCGCGGGCGAATATGCCGGCCACGGAGGGGTCGGCCATGGCCTCCTCGAGGATCATCTCCAGCAGCTCGAGGTCGGCGGCATCGCGGGTCTGAACGGTCACGTCGCCTCCTCCTCAGGTCAGTAGTTCGCGGCCCAGGCGAGGCCGGTGTCTTCGTCCTCGAAGAGGTCCTCGACGTCGTGCATCTCGTCGTCGAGGATCGGCACGAGCAGCAGCCGGTGGGCCGCCTGCGATGTGCCGTCGACGGTGTCGTCGTGCGCGCCGTTCGGGAAGTCCCTGGCCTCCTCGGTGAGATCGACCACCCACGCGACGGTGGACTGGCCTTCCTCGTCGAGCAGCAGCGGCGCCATCGGATCAGGGAGGACGACGTCGCCGGCCTCGACGAGCGGGGTGATCGCGGCCGCGCGGGCGTACTTCGACCCTTCGGGCTCGACCGGGATGAGCCCGCCGACCTTCGACCGGAGCGCGTTGAGGATCGCGGGTCCGTTGGCCTTGTCCTCGACGAGTTTGAGGATCGCCTGCGGCCAGCGCGCGGTGAGGTCGAGCATCATCTGGCATGACTCGGAGAACCCTGCGCGTCGCCGGACCTGGTCGAGCAGGTAGATGCGGGTGCCGCGGCGGAGCCACACCTGCCCGACGACGAAGTCGCTGCTCTTCGTGTCCTTGAACGCGAAGTCCCACGACTGCACGAGCTCGATGTCGGGGTCGCGGCCGGCCTCGGGGATGATCCGCGCGCCGTCGCCGCGAACGATCCAGAGTGGCCGGTCGTATCGGGCCCACCCGTCGGCGGGGAACAGGTTCCCGGTGTCCGGGGTGGGCCGGCCTTGGTACAGCGACGCCCAGGTGCGAGAGCCGGCGGTGCGCTTCCGCTTCTCCCACTGGGCGGTGGTGCGGCCGCGGGCGGAGACCATGAACTCGCCCGGCTCGCGGTCGAGGGGGTCGGTCTCGCCCTTGTCGGGGTTGTGGTCGGCCTGCGCGGGGATGTTCAGCAGCTGCCAGCCCTCGTCTTGGGCGAGGAGCCGGCCGGCGAGGTCGTCGTGGTGCCAGCGGGTGAGGATGAGCACGACGGGGGCACCCGGGGCGAGACGGGCGGACGCGGCGTCGGTCCACCAGTCCCACACGTTGTCGCGGTAGACCTTGGAGTCGGCTTCTTTCCGGTCCTTGATCGGGTCGTCGATGATGAGCAGGTCCGCGGGGCGGCCGGTGACGCCGGCGCCGACACCAACGGAGAGGACGCCGCCTTCGTGGCCGTCGATGGTCCATTCGTGGACGGCGCCGTTGTCGGGTGCGATGCGCAGTTCGAGCTCGGGGTGGGCGGTGATGCGGTTGCGGATGGCTCGGCCGTTGCGGTTGGCGAGGGACTGCCCGTATGAGGCGGTGACGATCCGGCAGTCGGGGTTCTCGGTGAGGAGCCAGGTGGGGAAGTCGCCGGCGACGCGGACGCTCTTGCCCTCTTGGGGGGCCATGCAGATGATGAGCCGGCTGTCGGGGGTGCGGGCGGCGTCGACGAGCGCGGCGTCGATGAGGTCGAGCGCGGGCGTCTGGATCGTCTTGGGGTTGAGCTGCTGTGCGAGGGCGCCGGGGGTGGGCCACCGGTTGCTGCGGGGCTCGAAGGCGCGCGCGGCGTGTTCGAGCCAGCCATTGTCACCACCGAGCGCGACACTGAGGACCATCGCTACTCCCGCGTCATCGTCGGACTCAACACAGGGAGATCCATGGGCAGCACCACCACAAGACTCTTCGCCGGCCAGCGACTTGAAAGCGATCTCGAAGCGGCGGTCCAGCGGGCTGCCGCGAACGTCGCGCAGATGGATGCGGACGAGGTTGCGCCGGAGAGACTCGAGGGCCTCGTCGAGAGATTCAAGTGCCAACCGCTGCGGCTTCTGCGCGAGCAGGCGCAGTTCGACGTGCACGATGGAGGGACCACCAATGAGGTGCGTCTCGTGATCCCATTCGAGGGAAATGCTCGGCTGTTCGGACTGGCGCCGATGGGACTGGTGGGCCCTCAGAACGTTACGGCCAAGGTCGTGGACGACGACGGCCGCTGGTTCCGTGTCGAGCACACCATCACATTCACGAATACGTTCCCGGCCGGTACACCGCCCGAAGACGTCCGTCGATGGGGCAAAGACCAGGCGGACTACGTCGAAACAGTCCTCGGGATCATCCAGAAAACCATCGAACGCCACAACTCCACGCTGCCGTCCCAGATCGGGTCGTGGATGGATGCCCGACGCAGCACACTCTCGTCGGCCGACAGCCTCAAGCAGCAGCTCGGAGAGGGCATCTAGTTCGCCGAAGACGAGCGCCGGTGGCTGCATGCGGTCACCGGAAGTCGAGGGGCCGGTGTGGCGCGTCCGTCTCCTGGCCGGCCTCGTCTCCCATGGCGTGGGTGCGGCGAGGCGGTGCCGGTCACGTAGCACGACGACCCGACCGGCGAGGGATGAGCCCACACGCTCGCGCCTGGCACGCTCTCTCCCCACGGCCCGCTCGAGGCGGAGTCTTTCGTCGGAGGTGGCGGCTCGCGGTGCGGCGGTGGGGGCAAGGGGAAAGCCCCGGCTCAACGCGAGACCGAGGCTTCATGTGACGTCCGGGTGGGGGCGCACTACACCCCTTGCCGTGTCACACCCGAACCTTGACATCCCAGACAAACGAAGTCAACTACGATGCGACCCTTCGTCGTGTCGGCGTGGACTGGCACTCTCATGGCCTCCACTCCTCTCGGTAGTCGGGGTGGTCGGCGTACATCTCGGCCAGAATGCAGACGATGTACTCGGCCTCGTCGAACGCGGCGACCGCGCACATGTCGTCCTCGTCGACGTCGGCGCTTGTCGCCCGCTCGAGGATGCGCCGGTGCGTCGCCACTGTGGCGAGCACGCGGTCCGCGAGCGGCTCGCCTGAGTGCTGGCTGGCCGCGGACTCTTCCTCGTCCAGCCGAGCCGTCATGAACTCGATCAGGTCCATGGAGCCCATCATGACGCCACGTCCCGTCGCTTTTCGCGATCGATGAGCGCGGCGAGCACCTGCGTCCGGTCGTACAGGGCGTGGCCCTGGGCCGAGTAGCCGCGCGTCGAGATCATCCCTCGCCGTGACCACTGCCGGACCACGGCCGGCTGGTAGCGCATGCCCAGCTGCTCACGGATGTCCGTGACGAGCTGCTCCGCCGTGAGCAGCAGCGACGGGCCGGCGAGCGCGGTGCGCCACTCCTCGAGAGTCTTCGACAGGCCGCATCGGCAGCTGATCGGCGCGTCCCGGTCGGGCTCGTATTCGGCGTCGTCGGGGACGATCCACACCCAGTCGGCGTAGGCGTCGGGGTTGGTGGTGGGCTGCGGGACGTGGGTGGGGCGCTTGCGCCAGGCGGGGGCCTTGACTCGGATGCGGCGGTGGCAGGCGGGGCAGTCGCCGATGGTCATGCGGTCGCCCTTGGGTGGCCAGGCGACGCGCGAGACGGCGCGGGCGAGCTTCGCGAGGTCAGCCACGAACGTGACGCCGAAGTTCCGGTCGCCGTCGACCCAGTCGGTGATGCGCGGTGCTTCGCGGTCGAGGAGGTCGACCATGGCGTAGAGGTCGCCGCAGTCGATGGTCTCGGTGGTAACGAGGCGCAGCTTGCCGTCGGGGCCGGGTTGGAGGGTCTGGAGGATGGTGGGCCACTTGTCGAGGGTGGCGTGGACCCAGAACGCGAGGATGCGTGGGGTGTCGACGCGGGCGTCGGGTGGGAGTTGCTCGTCGGCTTCGTCTTCGGTGGCTGGTCGTTCGCGGCGCTGCGAGCTGCTCGTGGTGGTGGTCTCGATGGGGTCGAGGACGTGACGCCAGCCCTTGCGGATGGTGGCGAGGTCTTCGCGGGCCTGGTCGGCTGGGCTGAGCTCGGCGGTTTGCTTCTCCGGGCTGGTCAACGGGTGGCTCCTTCGGGTGCGGCGGCGAGCTGGCGGAGACGGGCAGGGACGACGGTGCCGACGAGCAGCTCCTGCTCGGGCGTCAGGTTGAGGTCGGTGAGGATGCCGCGGATGACGTCGGCGACGAGGGCGCCTTGCTTCTCGGCGAGGCGGACGCGGCGTTCTTCGACGCCGGCTTTGAGCGCTGCGGCGGCGTAGGCGGCGAGGCGGTTGGAGGCGTCGGTGAGCATCCGGTAGGCGACGTTGGGTGCGGCCTCGCTGGTGGTGTCGGTGCCGGGGAACTCGCCGGAGCCTTTGTGGACTTCGCTGGCGACGCCCCAGGTGAGGGCGTCTTCGTCCGTCTCGGCGAGCTGGACGACCTTGGCGCGCCAGTAGTCGACCTCGCCGGCGGTCCAGTGGACGAGCTCGAGGAGCGCTTCGGCGGGGTGGATGTCGCGGCGCGCGCCGAGCCGGGCGACCTCGGCCTCGGCTCGGGCGATGGCAAGGCGGCGTTCGGCTGCTGCCTTCGCTTGGGGGGAGGCGCCGCCGTGCATGCGACAGCGGGTGCCCCCGGGGACGGGTGGACGGCGACACGTGCCGCCGTTGCGGGTGCGGGCGCCGCACAGCGTGGGAACCTCAGACATGGCTTCTACCTCCATCCGACGTGAACTCTGAGACGATTGCCGCCATCGTCGGCGCGGCAGTGGGTGGCGGGTTAACGTGGATCGCGACCTGGGTGACGACCAAGCAGCAGTGGAGGCGAGAAGCTCGGCTGCGCCACCTAGAGCGTCTGGAAGACGCGGTCGTTGAGTTGCGGATTGTGTGCGGTGAGCTGTCTGTGCGATCCGAGGTCGACCCGCAGTACGCCGACCTGCTGGCTCGATCGCGATGGCTGCTAGACCTCGTGTCGGTGCGCGCGCGGTCGCGCCACGAGGTCTTCTCGCTGCTTCTCGATCGGCTGCACAGGTACCACTTCGAGGCGCTCGAGATGGTCAAGCCGGACGGCTCGCTCACCGACGACGGTGACCGACAGTCGCGAGATGCGCTGGGGCTGATGGCAGTGGTGGTGCACGCGTGGCTCGAGAATCCCGACGAAGTCCGCCGCGGCTCGCCGTTGCTCGAGGAGTTGGAGGAGCTGCTGGAGGAGCAGAAGGTCCCGCACCTGCGCTGAGGGCTCATGACGCGCCGCCGTCACCCAACTGCGCCGCCCGCTCGGCGCGTTCTTTGCAGGCGGCGCAGGTGCATCGGACGGGGCGTGGCTGGGGCCATCCGGGTGGGTTACCCACGGCTGGCCTCCTGCCCGGCTTCTGCCCGCTCGCGGCGCAGCAGTTCGCGCTGGACGTACCAGGCGGCCTTGCGCAGGTCCTCGAGTGCGTTTCCCTTCTCATCGGCGCGCCAGATGTACTTGATGGCGTTGCCGAGGTTGAAGCTCATGTGTTCGACGACGGCGATGCATTCGATGCCGGAGGGGTGTGCGTTGTAGTGGGCGGGGTGGTCGACGGTCTCGGCCATCACGCACCGTCCTCGGTCGCCTCGGGCTCGGGACCGGCCACTGCGGCGCTGAGGATCAGCCATGCTGGTTGCGGTATGCCGATGGCCTTGGCCTCGTCGAGGGCTGCGAGATACCGCGCCGCCTTGGCCCGCTCGTCGGCCAGCGCACGCTCGGCAGCTTCAGCGCGGGTCACTGCATCAGCGACGAGATCCACCGCGCTGTAGAAGTCGAGCACCGCCGACTTGCCGAGGTTCCGCCATCGGTCCAAGAGCTCGAGCAGCTCGGCTGGCCCGGCGCTGGGTACGGGGACGTCGGCGTCCCGGGTTGGGGGCACACCGTGGAGGGGCGCAACACCCGGGACGTCCCGAGCAGCCAGCTCCACGAACGCGCCGTGCAGCGCCCGCAGCCGTTCGACCTTCTCGGCCGTCCAGCCGTGCACGGCCGCCAGCTCGAGCATCGTGTCCTCGACCTCGTCCGGGTCGTCATCCTCGTCCGAGTCCCAGCCGACCACGATGCCGTAGATCCACGCGAAGTCCCGAGCCGCGCCCCAGTCGGCCGACGAGAAGACGATCGCGTCGCGCAGCGCCTGGAGCGGATCGAGGCCGTCTCCGGCCTCGGCCAGCCGGTGGGCGAACAGCACTCGCGGGGGCGCCTCGTGCATGGGGTTGTCCTGGTCGCCGCTCGACGCATGGGGTGCGGGGGGGTCGCTGTGGTCTCGGCCGGCGTGGGTCATGGCGTGGTCCTCTCGACGGGTGGTGCGGGACGTGGTGGGGACGCGGTCTGAGCGCGTCCCGTGCTTGGGGACGCGGTGGGGCGATTTCGTGCTCACTGACCGCGTCCCTTGCTTAGAGAAGCGGGCAAGGGGACGCGGTCGTCTTGTGCCCGGACGGGGACGCACTCGGGACGCAGTCGGGACGCGGTCAAGACGAGGTCAGGACTCATCGGATTGGTCCTCTCGGAAGGTCGCGATGACAGAGTGGTTGCGGGTGCCGCGAGGGCCTGCGGTGACGGTCAGATAGCCCTCGGCGACGAGCGCGTTGACAGCCAGGCGGAGGTACTGGACCTTGCCGGTGACGCCCTTCTCGATGTCGTTCTGCGAGGCCCCGGGGTACATCTCGACGTAGCGCGAAACCCGCTCCATGAGGTGGGTGGGGCGACCAGCACCGTCGGCGCTCTTGGGCATCGAGGACGGTTCCTCGAGCCAGGCGGACATGGATTCGCCGCGGGAGTCGATGACGAGGTGGGCGACGGCGTTGCCGAGGGCGATCTCGCGAACTGCGCCGGGCCGGTCTTTGTGGACGGCGATGGCGGCTCGGCCGATCTTGCCGCGGCCGAAGGGTTCGAGGACTTTGACGCCGTAGGCGGCGCCGTCGAGGCCGGCGAGCTTGTGTCCGGCGCCAATGGCCCAGCGGCCTTGTTTCTCGCTGTCTTTGACGACGTGGTCGATCTGGAGGACGGCGGGGCCGAGGTCGGCGAGGTGGCGGGGGAGGAGGTCGAGGTAGCGGGCGGCGTCTTCGTTGTCGAGCAGGGAGAGGCCGTGCATTGTCATGGCTTCGGTGACGCCGTCGATGATGGCGAGGCTGGACTGGGCGGCGTACTGGTCGAGGAGTTTGCGACCTGGGACGTCGATGGCGTTGCTTGGTCGGATGTAGTGGAAGCGCTCGAGGATGGCCTGCTGGGGTGCGCCGAGGTGAACGAGGCGGGGGATGACGCGGCCGGCGCGGTCTTCGAAGTCCACGTAGGTGACGTGCTCGTCGTCTGTGTGGCGCAGGATCTGCACGGCGGCGATGAGCGCGATCCAGGACTTGCCTGACTCGGGTTCGCCGCTGATGGAGTGGACGGCGGCGGGGTAGAGCAGGCACTGCCCGTCTTGCCGTGCGAGTTGGGTGGGCTGTTCGAGGATTTCGCCGTTGGCGAGGATGTCGGCGAGGTCGACGGGTGCCCAGGAGCTGCTGGTTGCGGCGTCTACGCCGGGGACGCCGCGTGGGATGGCTGCGAGTTCGTTGGTGGCGGCGTCGAGGAGTTCAAGGGTGGATCCGCCGGCGGGCTGGTTGGCGAGTTGGCGGATGCGTGTGCCGACGGTGTCGAGGCGGCGCCTGGTGGCGACGTCGGCGACGATCTCGGCGTGGAAGGCGGGGTCGATGATGCCGGTGCCGCGGAAGTGGAGGGCTTCGAGGGTGGAGCGGCCGCCGATGCGGGAGAGGTCGGTGCCGAGCTGGTTGGCGACGGTGGTGACGTCGACTGGTCTGGTGCGGGCGTAGAGGGCGACGACGGCTGCGTAGATGAGTTCGTGGGCGGGGTGGTGGAAGTGTTCGGCGGTGAGGATGAGGGTGACGTCGTCGAGGGTGGCTGGTCGGTGGAGGATGCCGGCGAGGACGTCGCGTTCGGCTTCGTGGTCGTGGGGTGGCTGGTTGGTGGTGTCTTCGTCGGGGGGTGGGGCGAGTGTGAGGTGGCGGTCGGTCACGCGTCACCTCCGGCGGCTGGCTGGAAGGCGGAGCAGGCCGGGTAGGACTTCCGGACGTCAGGGCCGGTCCCGTAGTAGGCGGGGCTGCCACCGGTGAGCGTGAGCTCGCACTTGAACCAGCGCCGGTCGGGGCGGATGTCCTTGACGAGGAGGTGGGCGCAGTCGCCGCA